ACAGTAAGAGAACTAGGAGATTATAGCCTATGAGCAACAACAATCAAGTACAACTATATGTGCGCAATGAGGGCGTGCAGAAGCGCATTTCAGAGCTTCTGGACAAGCGTGCGCCACAATTTACCACGAGCCTTGTAACGGCCGTGAACGAAAACGCAAAGCTTGCAGAATGCGAGCCACAGAGCGTCCTTAACGCAGCATTAACAGCAGCAAGCATGGACTTGCCGATTAACCAGAACCTGGGCTTTGCCTATCTGATTCCGTATAACACGAAGAGCGGCAATGTCTGCCAGTTCCAGATGGGCTACAAGGGCTTTATCCAGCTGGCGCAGCGTTCTGGCTACTACAAGACGATAAATGTAACGGACATTCGCAAAGGCGAGATTAAGAGTCGTGATAGGATTAAAGGCACTATCGAGTTCGACTTTATCGAGGACGACAAGAAGCGTGATAAAGAGCCAATCGTTGGCTATGTGGCATACTTTGAGCTTCTAAACGGATTCGAGAAGATGCTATACATGAGCGCAGAGCAAATCGAGCAACACGCCAAGCGATTCTCGAAGAGCTACAAGTATGGTGGCGGTCTATGGAAAGACGATTTTGACAGCATGGCCAGTAAGACCGTTCTCAAGCAGCTTATAAGCAAGTTTGGGCCTCTAAATACGCAGCTGCAAGAGGCTGTCATTAAAGACCAAACCGTAGACGGCGAATATGTAGATAATCCAGCGTACAGCGAGCCAGTCGTCGTAGAAAACGCCGAAATGGGCAGCTCTGAAGAATCATTTACAGATACGAACATCATAGAAGCAGAAGAATCTGCATAAAATCGCAAAAAAGTCCGAAAACCCCATTGACTTTGCTTATGGGAAAGGTTTATACTTAAACCATAAGCAAAGCAAGAAAGGATAAAAATGGTAATCAAGCTTAAAAATGGGATTGTCCTAAAGGACATCGAATCTATCGTATATAAAGACAATGGCAGGTGTTGGTGCGAAACGGCGAAAGCCAAGCGTACGACATTTAACAAAGACGACATTGAACTAATCATTGGAGATGGAAAAGAATGAAACTTAAAACTAAAACTGGCAAAGTCTACATCTTCGGTTCGGTAACGAACCAAGGTGCAGACGGTATCTGCCTAGAAATGAAGAGCGTTATTAACAACAAGCTTGTTAGCCGAAAGGTAACCTACCCGACATGGGAGAAGCTACTAGAGAGGCTTAATACGCTAGAGGAGATTTACTAATGAGCGTAATTTTACTAATCATTCTACTTTGGCTACTAGCCGTATTACTATTTAACAACGACAGGAGAAAGTAATGTGCAAGATTGAGGTAAGGCACGAGGGCGAAGCTCAAAAGATTGAGATTAGCCGTATTCGTGCAGAGGTTGGCCGCAAAGGGGGACTCGCAAGAGTTCCCAAAGGATTTGCCAAAATGAATCCAGAACGCCGCCGAGAGATTGCTATCAAGGCATCGCAAAAGGCTGCTCTTCTACGCAGCGCAAAGGCTAAGAAAGAGGCATAAAATGATTGAAATCCGTGCGCCTAGATACCACGACCGAGTGGTTCTCATAGCAAAATACAAAATTACGCCTGGGTATCCAGTAAAAATCAAAATATTGTATGGAGCATACAAGGGCGAGTACAACATTCCGTCAAAGGTGCTGTACCAAAGCCCAGTAGAACCTATGACTACTCGCAATGGCAATGTAATAGCCATGAAAGCCGTGCCGCTAGACGCATTGGAGAGGATAGACAATGAAAATCAAGAAGATTAAGCAAATGCTAACCGAATGGAACGCTACACGCAGTATTAGCCTCGGAAGCGAAATATTAGAACAATTAGTTAAAGATTTTGGAATCAAGGAGAAATAATGGAGCTAACAGTAGACGACTTAAAGATTATCGAGAAAGCATTGCAGGGGTTCGTCCTCGCAAAGAAGAATGCCATCGTACAAGCAGAGAGCATGACAGAAACCGTAACGCACGCCAAAGACCTTGAAAAGACCGCAGCTTTGCTCGACAAGATTCAAAGTGTAACATATACGAGGGCGGACAATGACGAAGAAAGCATTGCGGAAGAAACAGCGCAGGAAACGGAATAAGCAAAAAGGTGGCGACAAATGAACATTTACATATTTGATATAGACGGTGTTCTCGCCGACCTAAGACATAGGCTATGCTATAAAAACCGTGGGGACTTTGATATGTTCTACGAGGATAAAAAGGTACTAGCAGATGGGCTTATACAACCTGGTAGAGAGCTTTTCCGCATTATGAACCAAGACGGAATCGTAGTGTATGCTACTGGTAGGCCAGAGAGAACCAGGCAAACCACAATCGAATGGTTGCACAAGAACAGATTTCCTATGCGAGCTTTGCTCATGCGTAAGGACGGCGACTTTAGACCGTCCCCAGAGATTAAGGTTGAGCAAGTGAGAGAGGTACTCGAAAGCTTCAAAAACATCGACAAAGTGTGGTTTATCGACGACGACCCAAGGAATGTAGCTGCGGTCGAGGAAGCGTTCCCAGAAAAAGCAAAGATTAAGGTAAATGGATTAGTTTATGGTACAGAAAGGTTCTAAAAAAGTCCCGATAGAAGATGTTGAGTGCGAGATATTCGTCAAGGAGCTTGAGAAGAACTATCCAGACATAAAGTTCTCGCACATAGCCAACGAATCACGCTCTGGTGGGCAATACGCAAAGATTCGTGGAGCGAAACTTAGAAGAATGGGGCAACGGCCAGGAATGTGGGACTACGAGCTATTTATCCCAGTCTACGACATAGATGGCGAGGTTGGCTCTTACCAGGAAATCCGAATCGAAATGAAGAGGCAAAGAGGCGGCGGCTCTACCACCTCTAAAGACCAGAAAGACTGGGGTAAGGTCTACGACCTGGCTGGAATCCCTTGCAAGGTATGTTTCGGAGCGAAAGAGGCTCTGGAATATGTGGCACAAATCGTGCTACAATGTAATGCGTAAGGACTTTGGAGCAAATGCGATATGTTCCAAAGTCGTTGCTCGACCTAATGTAAAAAGTGCGCTTTGTTATAACGGCGCATTTTTTGCTATAATGATGGCAAAGAGGATATTAAAATGCCATACCCACTACCACTCACAAGAACAGAAGCTTATTTAGCTTACAAGGCTGGTGTAATCCAGCAATCAGACTTAAAGCCATCTCTATCCGTACCACGCAACGGTATCGACGCATGGTTAGCATATTGGACAGGACTTGCAGAAGATTATCCAAAGCGAGAAGATGGAACTCCTCATGTTTTGCAAGAAGAAGAGGCCTACATTGCCTATCTTTCTGGCGTGATTAACGAATACCCAGAGAAATGTTTGCGCCGTGTTGGTGCGTATTTGCGCTACCTCATTTCTGCACGCTGGGGTAGACCAGACCACCCATTGAATCGTGAGGAGCTTTATCTTTCGTTGCTCAAGACGCAGGTAATCCCATCTGGAGACCCAAGTTCGGATATTGAGATTGACGGAACTGCCAAAGCTGCGTTCCAGGACTTAAAGGTATATGGCGATACATTGCAGGATAGTTATACTGGTAAGAACTTATTAGAGATAAGACCGTCAGACAATAGCAGAGGATTGACTATTGTTAATAATGCCAGGACAGGCGAACTTACGTTCAGCGGCACTACTACGCAAGGGTATCCATGGCTAAATGAATCTTTCCTAGATTTGCCAGCTGGAACTTATACATTTTCTATTGACAAGCCAGTAGGCAAAACATTGTTTTTGAGATTGTACAACGAAGATGGAGAGTACCCAGTAACATTGCAGTTTACGGCTGGCAATACAAGCGACACGAAAACAACAGATTATGCAATCAAGCGAACTGTTTTGTTGTATGGAGAAACAACGAGCGGAGCTACGGTAGCAAAGCAGACTATAAAACCAATGTTAGAGGCTGGTTCGACCAAAACGACCTTTGAGCCGTATACTGGCGCAAAGGATAGCCCATCAGTAGAGTTCCCGCAAGATATTTACAATGTTTCTGGTCAGCAAAATGTGGTAGTTACTGGAAAAAATATGTACAGAACTCTTCATGCGATGCTAAAGGCTAAAGAGGCAGGCAAAACCATCAGCACTACAAGATGCACGATTGTGGAAATGAATGATAACAAACTGGTTACAGACGCATCTGGAGCAGACGCATTTATTGGCATAGATAATTTGACCACAATAAACCCTAACTCAAGGGAATATGGTATAAACGTAGAGGGCGGCCAAAAATACACATTGTCCTACGACGCTGATGGTTACACGCAGTATATTGCAAGGGCTTTCAACGAAAGCAACACGCAAATTGCCGAATGGAGTAATGTTAATACTGGAAATGCTCCTGGACATTATAAATATACATTTACAATGGCAGCTAATGCTGCTTGGCTCGGCATAAGGTTTGACAACGAATCGGCAAGACACAGCGAGGTTAGGGCTTCTATATCGAATATTATGGTGGAAAAGGGGGACGACGAAACATCGTACGAACCATACATTGAGCGAAGCAACACGGTGGAGCTTCGTGGCAAAAATCTGTTTGATATTGACAACCTAATAGTCGGATATGTAGCCTCCACCGATGGCAGCATCGTAGAGCGTGAAGATACCAGAACATGCCCTATGTTTAGAGTTACCCCAGGTAAAAAATACATATCGTCTGGACAGCCGCACGGATTTAATGTAATAGCATTTTATGATTACAATAAAAACTTTATAAGTAGACCTAACTCTTTCCCAGCTGCGACAGCTCCAGATAACGCATATTGGGGCAGAAGCACTTGTATTGAAACTGATATAAATACCGTACAGCTGGAAGAGGGGAATGTTGCTACTAGTTACGAAAAGCATTGGCATATAGAGCTTAATAAGCTTGGCGACGACCAAGACTACATATACAAGCAAGATGGAATCTGGAAAATACACAAAGTTACTGACAAAGAGTATCTATATAATTGTAACTACTACATGAACCCAGCTGGCGAAACTGGTAGGTACAGGGTGTGGAACGATTCGTTGCGTGAAATAATTAAGAGAACCGTTGACGCTTCAGATTTGACTAGCGCAAGATGCGATTCGTACCAAGCTAAAACGCAAGCGCAGACTTATGGTGGCCAAAAGGGATTTGATGTAAATACCAATGGGTATGTGCAGTTTTATGATGTAGACTATGATGGCTCTGATAAAAAAGATTCATTTGTTGCGATGCTAAAGGAGAAAAGCGCATTTATCGTGTTTGCTCTAGCTACTGCAACCGACACCACAATCACTAACCAAGCACTCATTGACCAGCTTGAAGCATTAGTGGCGGGTGGAGCAGAAAACGGCACTACCTATATCAAGGTATTGGCAGCAGACCCGAACTTGCCAGGTTTGTTGGTGGTAGAAGCACCAAAATACGAGTAAAATATACATAAGCTATGTATCCAAGAACTGCCAGGCGGCAGTTTTTTGGTATAATCAAAGTAGGGGATTAGCTCAATGGAAGAGCAGGAGACTTCTAAGCTCTTGGTTGCTGGTTCGAGTCCAGTATCCCCTACCAAACGAAAGGATATACTATGGGTTGCTCTGGCAAGAAAAAAGGCAAGAAGAAATAGTGATATAATAAGTCCGAGAATCCTACTTCTCCGTTGTATTCCGTTCACAACGCATAAACAAGGTTCACGGATATTCCATAGTAGAGAAACTATGGGGGTAGTTACCAGAAAGCTAAGTGCATCGCTCGCCACTTTGAGGCTTGAAAGAGAAAGAGAACTCTATAACACTATCTTCCAGGGAACGAGCGACCCCTGGTTGCTTTGTGTTATAATAGAGATGGCTAGGAGCTGCTGCCTATGCCTAACTCGGTAAGTTCGCCGAGGGGAGTTAGCCGTGCTTCCTTATGCAGTAATCGGTAAATCTATCTTACCAGCGTCTATCGTGTGGGGATAGTGCCGCTCTTCGGGGCGGTTTTTTGTGGTATGTTGGTGTCATAGATGTCGCCAACATTGTATAATTACATTGCGAGCTATTTATGGTATTATAGAGCGCAGGACAGAGGCAATATCCTATGCACAAGCCTTGAGTTCGGTCGATTCTCTAAAATCGCCGCCAAAATGAAACTTTGCACCAGGGGTAAACCCTGGTTTTTTGGTATTTTATGAAAAAAGTCGAAAAAGGTATTGCATTTGCTTATGGGTGGGTGTAATATAAAGATAGCTAAACAAGAAAGGAGCTATAAAAAATGAACTACTACGGAATCGTAAGGAGAATCTACAAGAACAACGGCAAGATGCCATACGAGACAATCGTAATGCCAAATCTATTCAAAACATTTGAAGAGGCGGTAAGGTTCGCAAAACATGACAGCGACCAAAGCGGATTGCGCTACGGATACCAATGGGTAAACGAGACAACCCAACTCGAAACGCAGCACAACAGCAAGACTGGCAAAGATACAATATACCGCCACGAGTGGGACATTGAAAAATATCAAGTCGAGGGCGAGTAATCGCCCTCTAAAGAAAGGAGAACAAATGAAAAGCAAGAAGATTTACTACTACACGCTAGAGTCTATGGACGGTCGTGTGTACTTTGGAACTAGCACGAAGAGACTAGCCAAGAAGCACTACGCAGAAGCAAGCAACGAGGGAATCTGCTACAAGCGAATGGTAGGCAATATGAACTACAAAAAGTTTATGTTTATGTGGTAGGCGTGATATGAGCAGATGGGAACTATTGAGGCTCGCATGCGAAACCTTGCAAGGTAAGTATGGTAATGGTAGAGAGCGAGAAATGCGCTCGCCTAATTACGAAGCCGTGCAGGACATCGTAAACTGCATCTTAAAACACGAGGATAGGGAGTCGTACGAGACGGAGTGCAGCAAAGAGAACATAAGAGCCGTTTTGGAAGCAATTAAGGAGAATGAAAGCAATGAAACTACAAGGTAAAAAGACAGGGGCGTTCGCAAACTTTGTCGGTTACATCGACCAGGCCACCCCTACCATAGACCTACCGACAGGAAACACAATGCTGACAGTCCGCTATATGGACGCAGGAGTCAACTGTTATAAGGATTATAAGACAATCGCAGAGTTCAACAAAGATTGGGAAGACTATGAGCCAATCGAGCCGCTTATTACAGACACGACAATTCGCAAAGCAGTTCAAGCTTGGGCTGAAGCGAATCATTACGAAAATGATAAGCTGACGGTATATCTCGACCACGATGCAATCAGCTTCTACAACGAAGATGACGATGACAATGAAATTACCTTCAACACAGTTGAGAAGTTTGGGCTCGAACATCTGAAGTGCTACACCGTTGTTGAACTTTGTGGAAAGGAGCAAGAATGAGTAGCCAAGAAGATAGAATCGGCTCGATAGAGCTAATTAAAGAGAGGCTCGGCATTGCTAGCTATAAAACAATAATGGCAAAAGTAATATACGGAGAGGAGAAAGAATGAGCAAGATTATTATTGATATAACACAATGGCCTGATGGCATTAGCCTCGATATTGGCACAGACAGTTTTCAGACTTCAATCGCAGGGCCGCATGGGGGAGGGGTTGGCCGTACGATTAAACGGTTCAGAGTCGATGCCGATAAGCTGATAGCAGCTATCGAAAAATACCGCGGGGGCAAAGAATGAAAAAGATAACGTATCAGATAACGCTTAGCGACGACGCTTACGTAGAGTGCATTAACAAGCTAGAGAAGTTTATACTATTCCCAGACAAGGGCGACATGGTGTTCAAGGTAGAGGATGTGAGCGAGGATGGCTCACGAGCAATAATTGTGGACGGCGTAATGTATGACTCGTTGGAAGACTACCGTAAGTTGCAAGAGAGTAGGTAGAGAAAAGTGAATTAAAACTACGCAGCAAAAGGACTGGAGAGGAGGAAGAATGAACTTTGTAGAATTAGGCGGACATTTAACTTGCGCCGAGTGTGGCGGAGATATTAACGAGGGAGACGAATATTGGAGAGTGGGAGATAATTTTCTTCAGGCGAAATATTTTGAAAGAGAAAAGGACAATGTATTTTGCTCGAAAGATTGTCTTTGCGACAATTTGTCGGTCGAATCTTATTGGCTAGAAGCAAAGGAGTAATAATGAAAATTGAAATCACGCCATACATCAAAGAATTGGTCAGAGACTATCGAGATTGCGGGTGCGAGGTTTGCGCTAGGAAACTAGCCGAGCATATCACGCATAAAGTGCAAGAAGCGATAAATTACAGAGAGAAAGAATGATAATACAGTACGACAAGGTAAATGTAATAAGTGCCAATCTTTTGTATAGCTTTAAGCAGAAACCGCACGATAACCCAGAAGAACCATACAAACTTGAGTGCGATGTTTCGTTCATATACACAGTAGGGGAAGAATAATGTTTGCGACAAATGCAGAATCGGTAAATGTATGGAAAGAGGTAGGCAAAGATACATTCACATTTAGCCATAAAGAGTATCTCGGAAAGCTCAAAAAGGGAGAGATACATATTTTGCAAGATAGAAAACCGAGAAACAAATTGTCGAACCATACCGAGCCTAAGATTGGCGGCAATAAATTATCTAACCATACAGAACTATTAAAATAAAGGGGGGAATAATGAAACTACGCAATAAGAAAACAGGCGAGATAATTCGTTTCTATGACGGGATAACCCTAAACGGCGAAGATTATGACTCGCTTGCTGAGCTTAATGAAGAATGGGAAGATTGCGCCCAAAAAGAGCCACTACCATTATGTGGCGGAATGAGTGATGGACAAAACGACGAGCCGCTCTCTTGGGAGTTTCAAAATAACTTAGGATATGTTGGCGAGGTGGGTATTTACGCAGAAGATAAAGAGGTAGGAATTGGGGTTGAGGACGACTACTACAACTTTCAGATTCCATTTGACAAGTTCTTAGAAATAGCTGAGAAAGTAAAGGAGCAGCAATAACTAAGGCCAGCCATCGAGCTGGCTTTTTGTTGTATAATAAGAGCATAAACATTAAGCAGAAAGGCCACAGCCAATGCGTAAAGAGCTTGAGAATATTCCCGCAAAGCAGGGAAAAGATTATGAGGTTGGCAAAGGGAAGCCGCCGAAAAATAGACAATTTGGGCAGCCAGAGGGCAACCCCAGGAATAATGGTGCATGGAAGAAAGAGGACACGCCACGCTATAAGTTGGAGCGTATGATTACTATGGGAGATGCCGAGCTAGAGGCTATCATAAACGACCCAGACGCTCCTACGTTCGAGAAAGCCATGGCAGACATCATTATCCAGGCTAAGAGCGACTGCGACAAAGAGGGCGTTAAAAGACCCGCTCAAATGCGTTTTAAGGCCATTTCTGACATGATAGACCAGATATATGGCAAACCAGCGCAAACTACCGTAAATGTGGACGCTGGAGACCACGAAGAGGCCAAGGCGTTTATTAGAGGCGTATTTATACCATAGGAGCGACATGCCAGAGGTATTTACCAGAGACGAGGAAGAGGTAGCCAAGGCAAAAGCTGCTGGCTATTGGACTCCGTTGCCAGGGCCTCAAACATTAGCTTGCCAATTAGCCATGGGAGAGCCTCGACATCGTGAGATTCTTTTTGGTGGCGCACGAGGCCCAGGTAAAACAGAGTGGTCTATCGTCGTAATGGCAGAGAGAATCCAGAATCCTCATTACCAAGGGCTAGTTTTGCGTAAGAACGCAGACGACCTTACAGATTACTGCGTACGCTGCGAAGAGATGTACCAGTTCGCCAATGTCGTTGTTAGGCGCAATCCTATGGTGCTGCGCTTTGGCACGAATGCACTACAAGCCAAGGGCGCAATGATTCGTGGTGGGCATTTGCATGACAAGACCTCGTTTATTAAGTACCAGGGTCAGCAGTTTAGCCGCATCGCTATCGAGGAGCTTACACAGATACCTAGCGAGCTTCTATACAAGCAAATCATGTCCTCGTGCCGCTCTAAGTACAAAGAGCTAAAGCCACAAATGATTCTAACGGCCAACCCAGGTGGCGTAGGAATGGGCTGGGTTAAAAGACGCTTTGTCGAGCCAGTAGACAAGAACCAAGACGAGTACACAGAGACCGTGCTAGACAACGGCGACATTCTTATTGAGTCCGCTCGTGTTAAGTGGTGGCAGAAGCAATATGTCTGGACAACCACCAAAGGGCAGAAGCGCATCACGGTCTGGAACGACATCTACGACAAAGAGGAAGAGACCTGGCGTTGTTTTATCCCAGCAACCATCGACGACAACCCTATTTTGACCGACAATGACCCAGACTACATGAAAACGCTTGAGGGCTTGAAAACGACCGACGAAGCCCTATATAACGCATGGCGACATGGCGACTGGTCGGTATTCGCTGGGCAGGTATTTACCGAGTTCGACCGAAGCAAGCATGTGATTAGCAATTTCGCCGAGATTGGCACGACCAGCAAGCAGTTTAATGAAGCAGTTAAGATTATCTCCATGGACTGGGGTTACTCTGACGATACGGCAATCTATTTTACGGCGTTTATAGACGGTCGACCAGTTACATACAAGGAAATGTTCGGGAATCAGAAGCTCGCCTCGGAGTGGGGTAAGGAAATCCGAGAATATATCGAGCGTGGCGACCAACGCATAGACTATTTTATTTATCCGTCGGATATGCAAGACGAGAAGAACGGCAAATCCTCGCCTATTGACGATATTATGGAAGAGCTGAACAAATTGCCGCCAGATATGCAGCCAATTATGCGCATGATGTCTCGTGAGGCTGGCTCTAGGGCTATTAGACAGCACGCAACGCACAAATACCTAAGAGCAGAGCCATGCGCCAAGATATTCAAATCATGCACCAATTTGGTTAGGGTATTGCCAGAGCTTGTCTACGACGAAACACGCAAGGAAGAGATAGACACTAACACAGACCACGAGCTGACGAACCCATACGACGGCTGGAGCTACGGTTTGAGGTGGCTTGCAGAGCGAAAGACTGGCGAGCTAATCCACAAGTCCGAGCTTGTCGGTGGGAATCCAGTAAAGCGTGGCATTATGCACAATAGCACCATGGCAGAGGCAGGTATCGACCCAGCAGAGTTGTTGCGCAAAGCAAATCGACCAAAATCTCGTGATTGGAAGATTTCGTGATATACTAGATGTATAAAGCGGTTACGCTTTAGCACATAAATCATTTTTGACCTGGCAGAGAACAATATCATAAAGTTTTTATACTCCCAAAAATAAGCTTTTTATCTCTGTCTATTAAACACTATTCAGACCTCTAGTCTCTCACACCATTACTAGAGGGAAAACAAAAATGCTTATGCTAAAAGTAGCCGCCATTCCTCGCAGTTATGGCGGTTTTTTGAGCGTGATATAATATAAGCATGAAGAACAACAAGCCAATCACAATACTACTCTATGAGAACGACCTACCAGGTCTCCGTGAGATACATTGCGTTAATTGCCGCCGCTTGTTGTGCAAAGTGAACTCCGATGTTAAATCCATCATTCTCGGCGATGGCTACGACCCAGAAGAGCATAGAGAGATTGTCTCTGGCATGAATGTCGTCGAGCAGAAATGCCGTGGCTGCGAGTGCATATATAAGTTCTTGTTCCAGAAATAGTGCTAGTGCTACAATGAAAGTAGCAAGCAAAGCCGCACCTTAAACGATTGGAAAGGGGGATTATGTATGTATATCCTGGTAGAGTTTTATATCTGTCTCGACTCTAAGAAGTTGTACAGAGAACTCGAAAAGTACAACATGAATGTAACTGACATGGGCGACGGAAAAGTATTTGCCTACGGCGAAAACAAGACTGGCGAGCAGGTTGCCATTATCCTCTCCATCTGTGATAGATACGGCAGATACTCGCATGTGTCTATCGACAAAGGGGGTAACGAATGTGGCAAAGAAGAGGAAAAAGAAGCCTAACTACTCCTTGCTCGATTTCCACCATCTGCTGTTCCAAGGCAGACATTGGAAACAGGGTTACGCAAAGCTTCTGCGTGAACACCCTTACATGGGCAAGAAGATTCCGCAAGCAACATTACACAGAGAGATACACGCCAAAATCCACGATATTCCTACTCCGAATGGAGCAGAGTGCAAAGCCGCTTATCTGAAGCTTATTGAGCTTGAAGAGCAAGGGCTGATTGACATCGTGAATGACCCAATCGAAAAACGCCTGGATTTCCTTATCGACTTATGGGCAGACAAATGCCCAGCAACCGTGGCAATCCTGGCATGGCAGCGAGAAATCGTGGCCAAGTTTTATGGGGGTGGCTGATGCCGCCCTCTTTTTAATGCTCCACCTCTGTTAAGGTAAGAAATGCGATTATGCTATAATGTCGTTAAGGAGAAGCCATGAACGACGACGAGAAAGAATACATCGGCGCAGAAACAGGACTCGTAGAAGAGATGCCAGTCCTGTCATTAGATGTGCCAGATAGAGAACTTATCCAAAACTTTAAGAGGTGGGAGAAAGAGGCAATCGCCTACTGGAACGACCCAAAGGGCTACAACCTCGAAGAGAAGCGTAAAAAGAACTGGGATTACTACCTAGGCAAACAGCTCGACAAGACGAAGCTCTACAACTACCAAGTTCCGTTTATCGACAACGAGTTGTTTATCGCAACAGAGACGGTTACAGCTTACACTACTAGCCAGAACCCATCGGCAGAGGTCTTGCCAGAGAATGATTCACAAGACTCAAAGACCATGGCTGGAGAGCTTGAATGGGCTTTGAATATCCACAGTCAGAAGCACGAGCTTGCCACGAAGCTTGAGCAAGTCGAGCGTGCTATGTACATGAAATATGTCGGCGTTCTAAAGCTCGTCTGGGACGACGAAAAGAACGACATCGTGCCAACTGTTGTAGACCCAGAAAAGATTGTCTTTGACAAGGGTTGCCGCCAGGGAGAGAACCCATTGTTTATTAGCGAGTTGCGAGAGGCTACCTTGCAGCAGATTATTAACATGTTCCCAGATAAAAAGGACAAAATCTTTGAGAGCCTAGAGCGTGTGCGCATGACACCAAAGCTCGCCAACTCTATCTATACCTACAAAGAGGTATGGTTCACGCAGATTGACGAAGAGGGCGAAACAGAGTGCGTGGCTTGGTACATGGGCGATGTCTTGCTAGACAAGGCGAAGAACCCTAACTATCTCTACACAGAGGACGGCGTGCAGATTTCAAACTATCTGCCAAGCCCACAGAAGCCATATATCTTGTTTAACTACATGAACGATGGCTCGCATGTAATCGACCAAACCTCTCCGTTTGAGCAGGCTATCCCTATGCAGGATATTCTCAACAAGCGTGGTAGGCAGATTGTAGAAAACGCAGACACGGCTAACAGCATTCTAGTCTTGCGTAGCACGGCTATCACATCAGACGAAGCCGAAAACATCACGAGAGACCCTAACCAGATTCTCTTGCTCACGGCAGACCCTAAAGAGCCTATCAGCAATGCTTACGGCGCAATCGAGCCGCACCTACTCCCGAACTATGTCTTAAATGACAAGCAGGACATCAAGAATACGATTCACGAAATCATGGGTACGCCATCGCAGTTCCGTGGCTCTAACACGAGCAAGGATTCTACGCTTGGCGAGACGCAGATTGTTACCTCGCAAGCTTCTGGTCGCCAGGACGCAATTATCCGTGCGCTAGAGCGTGGCCTAGACCGCTACTACAAGCTCCTAGTCCAGTTTATGAAAGTCTGGTACGATAAACCGCACTACTTTGCTTCTAGGGACAACGACGGCAAGTTTATCTCGGTAGAGCTTAGCCGTGCTAGGATTCCAGATGTCGCTTATGTCTCTGTCGAACACGGCACGACCATGAAGCAAGACAAGTACCGCCAAGAAAACCTCGCTATGATGCTTGCACGCCTCGGCCTAACCGACCCTTACAACTTGTTCAAGGACTTGGGCATGAAGAACGCAGACCAACGCTACGAAACCCTCGTTAAGTTCAAGATGTCCCCAGAGTCGCTTAGCGAAGATGTGCGCCAAGAACAACAGAACCGCCAGGCATACATCGACTTTGCGTGTATTATGGGCGGCGAAGAGGTTAAAGGCCATGACGATGTGGACGCAGAGCATATCCTTGCCCACCGTGCGCAGATTACAACGGATAGATTCCTCTATGCCTCGAAAGACCGCCAGCAGAAGATGCTCGCACATATCCAAGAAGAGGTACAGCTCCTATCTAACCGTGTTAAGCTCCAAGAGGCTTCGATGCAAGGCTTACTGGTCGACCCTAACATTCCAGTTACGCCGACGATTCCAGAGCCTATGCCACAGCAGCCGCAGATGCCACCAATGGGCGGTCAAATGACTACTGGCGACCAGCTGATGCAGCAAGGCGGTATGCCTATGCCACAAGCTCCACAAGGCGGCGCACCAATTAACCCAGAGCAAGCCATACCACAGGTAGAAAGCATGCTGCCGCAGAATAACCCAGGCATGCCTATGCAACCAGGTGTATAATAGAGGTGCGACAGTAATAGTCGTAAACTCGCAGTTGGCAAGAACCCACTCTCCCGCAGGAGTGGGTTTTGTCTTGTTAAATCTTTAATGTAATAATGTTGCATCTTGTTCCAAAATGGAGCAGGTTTGACCCCTGTTAATTTAATGTAATTGTTATATGTTGTTTCCAAAAATGTTATATCTTGCAAAAAAATCACAGAATGTTGGCTTTTTGGACGCTGATTTCTCACACTTTGTATAATGTCTTGACTGAATGGGGGGGGGTGTTTTAATGGAATTAGTCCAATCTTTTACAACGGAGCGGACACGATGGTGTCCTAAATCGACCGCCTGAGCGTGGGGGGGATTCTCGTTCAGGCGGGTTGTCCGAGAGATTGGGGGGCTGGAATCTACAATTTTCGCCACCGATTGCTCGGTGGTTTTTTGGGCTGCGAGCGGGGTTTAACATATTAACCATAAAACAGGATAAGAACCTGGCTTGCGCAGCAAATTGCATGCGCATGAGCAATTACTTTTTAACCCTGGGAATCTACGATAAAAATGTGCAAAAATGTTTGTTCCACTATCTCCGCTCGCTACTTTGTATAATAGATATATGGCGAAGAAATATTTACTCTACCTATTAAGGTGGCAACTATCAACTCCACTATTAGCGATTTGCTTGCACTTTCTAGCTGGCCTAGGGGAACTCTGGGCGACAATACTGGCTAACCTAATAGGCGGTTTAATATTCTTCTGGATTGACCTTAAAATATTCAAAAAGTGATATAATAGAAATGTCCCCAAGTTTTGCCCACCCAGCTTGGGGATTTTTTGTTGCGTGGTATAATGAAATTATTAACAACCATAATCAGAAAGGCATCAGCCAATGAATGACGACTTGACGGACATTGCTCTGACTGCGTTGGAGCAAGCCGAGGCAAACGACGCTAACAGCGACGAAGCCGACACCAGCAAGGACGAATCCGACGAGGAAGAAACCTCGGAAGATGCGGACGAAGAATCCGACACCGAGCAGGAAGAGTCCAGCGAGGAATCAGAGGAAGAGGACGAGGGCGAAGAGTCCGAGGAAGAATCCGAAGAGGAATCGAAAGAAGAGAAGAAAGAGGAAAAGAAAGAGCTTTCCGACGAAGAGTTCGAGGAGCTTGCGAAGAAGCGTGGCTACTCTAAGCGTGATTTAGACGCAGAACGCCGCCAGGAAGCCCAGAACAACGCCAAGGCTATCGAAAGCATGCCGAAGCCAAAAGAGCTTGACGCAGACACCTGGGCGGCAATGCCAGCCATTAACAAGGTAATCTACAACAATCTCCCATACATTACGGCACAAGGCAAAGACGGCCAGACTATCAAGGTTAAAACTCCGCAGCAGTTGCCAAAGGATTTCGAGTTCGCCAATGATACGGCTCGTGCAGACTTTATGGCAGCTATCCAGGCGCAGGAGAGCAAGGCAAACGCTATCGAATACTCGATTAAGTCTCGTGCGCAAGCGCAGAGACAACAAGAGCGTAGCCAAGCAGAGGCTAGAGACATGGTTGCGCAGGTCGACGCATTGCAGAAGAGCGGAGATTTGCCAAAGCCAAAAGCAGAACCAAACAGCCCAGAGTTCAACAATGACCCAGCCGTTAAGCTTATCGACAAGGTTCTAAGCTATCGCCAGAGCCGTGCCGCTCAAGGCGTGAATCTAAGCGTTAAAGATGCGCTCACTCTTTACAAAGCAGAACACCCAGCGGAGTTCCGTACGGGAGAAGCTAAGGGAGACGCAGAACGCAAGAAGATTTCAAAGAAAATCAACGGTGGCAAGAAATCCAGCGACGCTAAAGCGGATAATGTCGGCTACCAGAAGAGATATTACAAGTTCGGTATGAGTACGCAAGATGTGCTAGACCGTGCATTAGAGGATTTGGACTAAGGAGAATCACACAATGAGTGCTACTAAAAAGAACGCAGAGCCAAAGGCAGAAGAAACCGTTGCAAAAACCGCAACAGCCGAGCCAGAGGTCGTAAAAGACGACGAGCCAATGGTCTTTGAACCACTAGACGCAGAGGACACCGTAGAGGAAGCTCCAAAGGCGGCGCAGAAAGTCGTTAGCGAAGAACAGAAGCGTGCAGATGCCGTTCTCGCAGCAAAGATTTTGAGCGGCGCAGACCCAGAAGCCAGCAACGCAAATGGCGGCGCAGGTGGCCGTGCTACTATCGACGAAATGCTACACAGCTATTTCTCGCCTACCGAGCTTGTGCGCATCAAGAACCCATTTACGCATGATACTGGTTGGGCTTACTCCGACCCTAAAGACATTAAGATTGAACAACCTAGCGCAGAGACTCGCCGTGTCTATGGCATTGGCAAGGGCTATCAGAAAGTCCGCATTATTCACGCTGGCGAAGATATTGTAATCGCTGGCTGGGAAGCCTATGTTGGCCTTACTCGTATGTTTAAGGCTTGGGTGCAAGAGATGGACGATGTACGCAACATGAACAACACGCTTACATTCAAAAAGTTTATGGACATTGCATACCTCGGTACATTCGACCCGAATGCTGGCAAGAATATGCCGACAATCCTAAGTCCAGAAGAAGAACTAGAGGCTGACCTCGGACTTATCTAATGGCTGGTACTCCTAAGCTAGACAGTCTTACCACACGCAAAGAGCTTACCACTATGCGTAGGCTCTTGCGTGATACCAAGCAACAGATTGACGATGCGACCGAGCAGGGCAATGAGGCTCTGCTTGATTTACAAGAAGAGTACGAACAATTAGCGGAAAAGAAACGCCAACTATTGCGAGAGATAGAACAGCTAGAGGAGAAGCGGGACAATCTCCTTGGCAAGACTAAAGCCGCCGAAAGTATCTATGGCGAATACCTAAAGACCATACGAGAACGGCGAGCAAGCGATAATGTATAATTAAATTATAAACTTAACAAGAAAGGTTTATTATGTCGTTGCACGGAACAGACCAAAGCAAATGGCAACCAAATCAAATCACAGAGGGCGACTTTATTCTCTGTAAAGCCACCGAGGGTTGTGGCTATGTCGACCCTACATGTGATGCTAAATACCAAATGAACAAAGCAGCTGGCAAGCTCTTGGGTGTTTACCACTATGCTCGCCCAGACCTTGGCAATAGCCCAGAGGCGGAAGCAGAGTTCTTTGTAAACAATATTAAGGGGTACATCAAAGAGGCTATCCTTGTCCTCGACTGGGAATCCGCAAACAAATGGGATACTGGTTGGGCAAAGCGTTGGCTCGATAAGGTTAAAGAGCTTACTGGCGTTAAGCCTGTTATTTACATGTCCAGCTCCGTAACATTCGCTTACGACTGGTCGGCAGTCGTTGCGGCTGACTACGGCCTATGGGTAGCTAACTACGGCAACAACGACGGCTCTAACCACGGTTGCCCAAAGGTTGGCTACTGGGGTGTTATTGCTATGCACCAGTACACATCTAACCCTCTGGATAAAGACGAGTTCTTTGGCGACGCTAATGCGTGGAGAGCATACGCTGGCGCAACTGGCGGCTCAACTCCAGCTCCAGCACCAGCACCGAAGCCAACCAAGAAGAGCAACGAGCAAATTGCTGACGAGGTTATTGCTGGCAAATGGGGTAATGGCCAAGACCGCAAGAACCGCCTAACGGCCGCTGGTTACGATTACCGTGCCGTGCAAGACATCGTAAACAAGAAACTTGGCGCAGGTGGCTCTACTGGCCAAACCTACTACAAGATTCAGCCAGGCGATACCCTCTCTGGCATCTCTAAGAAATATGGTACGAGCATCAACCAGCTCTGCGCATGGAACGGCATCGCCAATCCAAATGTGATTTACGCTGGCAAGACAATCCGAGTAAAATAAGGAGAGAATATGAAAGGCGATAACTATCCACTACCGAAAAAGGTTTACGAAGCAATCCGCTGGACGGTTTCCGTATTCCTACCAGCTGCGGCAACGCTATTCGGCGTACTAGCCAACGCATGGTGCTGGGATTTGCCAGTAGACGCAATCCTAACCACAATGTCCGCTGTTACATTGTTCCTAGGTGCGATATTCGGCATATCTAAAGTTATGTCCGACAAACAGTAGTAGAAATACCCCCTATAAAATGGGGGTATTTTTTATGCTATAATTTGGCTAAGGAGACCCATTATATGCTTACATTCACTCAACGAAAACAGATGGCGGCTCGACTCTGTGGCTTGAACTACGAAGAGCCAGCGGTGCAGACCATCGTTACGAATATAAACCAAGCAGACAAGATATTCCAAAACGCTGCTCGCAGGCCATGGACGAACAGGGAGCGCACTTTTGATTTGGAAGCGTCTAAACAGTATTACCAGCTGCAAGCCGACATGCACCGTGTCGTAACTGTGCGCTGTAAGCAGGGTACAAACTCTAACATCATTATCCCACTTACAGAGATTCGCTCGGAGATGGACTGGAACAAAATGAACTCGTACCCACACAGCGGGCTATACCCTACGCATTTCTTTATTCGTGGACATAAAGAGGTAGGAATCTACCCAATGCCAGCAAGCGATGTGGAGAACGGTCTGATTGTAACCTATGAGCCACGAGTAAATGATATGAGCAAAGAAGATGTGGCGTTTACTGCAAATGTAACGAATGGAAGCAAAGAAATAGTATCAACCACGCAGAGCCAGGGTGTTCCTGTCGACATATTCGAGCCATACATGGTAGGCGACTGGTACGCATTTGGAACTGATGGAACGGACGGAAACTACTACAAGATTGCAGAGGTAACGGACGGCCAACATGCTATCCTTGATACAGAATACCTAGGCCCAGATGCGACTGACGCACAATTTACTATCGGGCAAGCTCCGCCATACCCAGAGGAATACCACGACGCTGCGATTAACTACGCATGCTACCGCTTCTTTGCTATGCGCAAGGATACGGATTCTGCTGCGATGTACCGCACGCTATTCCAAGACGCTTTGACTGATTACAAGACCGTCTATGGCAACAAGACCGTATCTGGCGTAATCAACCCTAATGGAACACGCATGCCAACCATTGGCGATGTGTTCGCAAACTCAACAATAACAGAGGGAGTGTAATATGGCTATTGGCGATACTGGCTCAAGATTAGTCGGTAATACCGAGTTTTATGGTGGGCTTTCAACAGATGCCAAGATTGGTATTGAGAACAGCTTTGCCGATGCAGAATGCCTCGATGTGCGCAAGAGTCCGTCCCAAATGACTGTCTTGCCACAGTCCAGGGAAATTGCCGACGCTGGCATTATTACTGGTCTTATCACGGCCATGACGCAGACCAAGGACGGCTATATTTGGGCGTTAGACGAGAACGGCAAACTCTACTCTATTGACGAGGACAATAATGTCCTAAGCATCAACAATACAGCCACAAGCTCTGGGCATGGTCTTATATTCTCCATGCAACATGACGCTTTGTGGTTCGCTGATGCCCACCACAAGCTATACTCTTACGGCGATATTATTAGCCCACGCTTGAATGTCCGCTCTCTTACGGCGTTTGAAAAGATGGACGATAACTCGGAGTATATCGAGAACTCTATCACGGTAAACTATGCTGGCAACTATATCTCCAACCCAGATGTGCCACGCAACGCTACGGTAGACATTACTCCGACATTCTATGATTACACATCGCCGCAGGCTATCTCTGAAGCAACGGCAGACAAGGCATTGTACTTGCCTGGTCTAGCTCCAGTAGCAGAGATTGGCATATATATCAAGACGAAAGGTACTGGCACTATTCGTGTAGTGGTTCACGATAAGAACAACAACATTGTTGCAGAGTCCAACGCAATCGCAGCAGCAAATATTACTGCTGGCGCATACAACTGGTTCTCTATCGCTCCAGACCCAACGGCCGCTATATCGGCTGGCAACCAGGCTAACCTAGTGCCATGGGCAGGAGATTTAAGCGAGGGCGGCGGAGAGTATCATATCCACACAGTTACATCTTCCAGCGGATATGTGTTGCAGACGGTAACGACTGGCTCTCTATACTACGGTCTACGCATGAAATCTCGTGGCTATGTGCTTTACGAGACTTATAACGGCAAGCACCCACTTGCGGTTTACAAGAGCGTCTACATTGGCAACGGCCAATATGTTGCAGAGCTTCAATCTTCCCCAAGAAACTACATCGACGATACGATGTATCTACCGCACAGGTTACGCCTAGACGATGGATTCGAGGTATGCTCTATCGCTACATCTGACGAATACATCGTTATTGGTGCAGAGAAATACAGCAAGGATAGCACGAGAGGATTCCAGGCTGGCAAGATTTATTTCTGGGACGGCGAGTCCGATGGCCCAAATTACAGCATCGAATGCAACATGGGCAGCCCGCATTGCATTTATAACTACGCAAACATAACCTATGTAATCGTGAATGGTGCGCTATACGCCTATACTGGTGGCAAGGAGCTTATCAAGGTTCGCACCATGAAAGGCACGGATACCGAGCTTTCTGGCCATAACACGACCACAGAGGTATATCCAAACATGATTACGACACGCCGTGAGATTATGCTTATTGGCTTCCCATCTATCACGACAGCGCAGAGTATCCGCCATGGTATTTACGGCTGGGGTAGCATCGACAAGAACTATCCAAACAGCTTCACATATAACTACCGCATACCAGAGGCGACAAGCCAATACAACTCCGACAACGAGACGCTACGCCTCGGCTGCGTGTATAACTTTGGCGACTCTCTATTCTATGGCTACGAGATTACGACGACTGACGGAGAGGGCAACACTACAATAAACCCAGGTTTGGCTACGGTGGACAACGAATCTGGCGCAGCTTCTACATTCTACTGGCAGTCTCTATGCTTTGACGCTGGCTCTCCAATCTTAGTGAAAGACATTCTAAAGTTCGGTATATACTTTGACGCATTGCCGACTGGCTGTACGATTACACCAATCTTCCGCATAGACGACGGAGACGCAGAAATGACTAACCGAGACTACGAAGCAATCTATATTGCTGGCAAGAAATGGTACAAGGCAGCTACGACGGCAACCGCTGGGCAGAAGAAAGTAACCGCAAGCATCAACGGACGCTTCCACGAGGCGCAGTACGGCTTTATTGGAACTACCGCAAACGACGGTAACACGCCAGTTATTAAGCAAGTAGCCGCAGAGGTGCGCATACTTAACGAAGAGGCTAAACTATAATGTCGGATTATTCTTCACAATATGGCTACAACGATAAAGTAGCCGATGTAATACGCCCATTAGGGCAAGGAACGGTGCGCAAGACGCTAGACGGATTCCGCAAAGTAGACGATGTGCCGATTTCGTCCAATGCAGAGGCATACGGATTCGACACAGGGCGCATACGCACAGGAAATCTACGAGGTAATCAGCAAGTAAGGGGACAAATACAAGTAGTCGACAATAACGGACGCAAAGTTATGGTTATGGGCTACGGGAAAGGTAAGTTTTAAGGAGAAACCATGGCGACAACTAAATCTGGAGTCTTGATTAACGAGTACAAGCCAGTATCTCGTGGAGATTACGGCATTAGAGTCGCCAGGAATGGTTTTGACGCAAACACCGCTGGCGATTCTAACCTTTTGTTTAACTCAAACTGGCCTATTATCCAGATTGTTAAGGTTATTTCAGAGGAAAACAAGGTAAAGATTATCGACGAGACAGAGGGAATACCGTCTAGTTGGATATTATCGAGAATTGAAAAGACAGGGGTCTTTATTTGGGATTGTGCAGTAGACGAAAAATGGCTTTATCTTCCGAGGTACACCTACTGGTACACAGACCCGCAGACATTTGAAATACACTTTTGCGACAAGCAGTACAAAATATACCATGGCTTGGGGTATGTCCCAATGTTCTTCCACTCCGAGTATGTTTCTGACAAATCTGGCTATTACTTAATGACTAACATCGACATACGCAAAGATGCAGACTATCCATATACCTCTAAGGCATCATATTACGATGGCGCAACGAAGAACTACGGCATAAAGTCTAAGTCGCATACGAGGAAAGATATGCCGCAACCAGGAGAAACTAGAGGCTGTGGCATAAACACGCTAATCCAGTCAAAGCTTATCATGGCCGTAAAGACGGAGAAATCTAAGACGAGTTCTGACGACCCGCAAAACCCAGCTCCAAACGCCTCATGGGGAGTGCCAAAAGACGACAACGACGCTAAAACAACCAAGCTTACAGACTATGAGCCTTTTGCATATTTCTCTGGGGACGGCATTGTGCCATTTGAGGAAGCGTCGGCTGGTATCTTCCCGATTACAGACCCAGATGGCAGATTCCAAATAGTCGGTTTGGGTGCGTCAGCTTATATTCCTGGTTCTAAAGCTTCTATGGTCGTTATTCGTTCTCCTATGGTTGCGCCAGATGTACAGGAGATTACAATATCATGAGCGACTACGGATTCAAGACTAGCGACAACAACAGAGCTACTGTTCTAAACGCAAAGAACCCTATTTTTGGATTCGATATGCAACATACGCCGAGGGCGTTTAAGACATTCCACATCGTGGACACAAAAACATCGCCAATCCATACTGGTTCGGTAGCTACGCCAAACCCGCAACCAGCGCAGTATTCTTGGGGCGATGCTCAGAATATGGATTATGGAACTATTAGAGAGCTTATAACTAAAGTTGAGCATGGGTATGACTTTAGACCTGTTGGCTACGCTACGATTTCTGGAACACTAAAGTACAGTTATAATGTGCATTTTGACCAGACGCAGAGAGCTGGCTCTTATGGCGGTAATTACTCTAAGAACCTAACAAAGAAAAAGCCTGATTCAGACTTATCTCTAGTCCCTAACATATCTGGGCTACCATTCGTTTCGACTACTGCATCTGGATTGTTTTTGCCGACAGTTGCTCTTACGACAAGCGATTTCTCTGGGTCTACTTGGCCGTATCCCTATCCGAGAAACGCCATGACGATGTATGCGTATGGCCCAGAGTATGACCCAGATTTAGGAGACGGAACTAGTGCGCCTAACTGCATAGAGGTAAAAATCGACAATAAGTATATTTATTTCTACCGTACATATAGATGGTCTGACACTATTAGGCGTGTTCAATATAACAGCGGTGGAACTATTACCGACGATATTCAAGAGCGTGTAAAGGTAGCAGAACAGTACACAGGTTCGGAGTATAATGTAACTGTATATCTATGTCCGTTCCCAATCGAGGAACTACTAACATCAACTAACACACCAGTATCGCCAACAAACATTGGTATTTGGGACGAATCGCTATGGGATAGCGGAAAGGAATGGGGTTAATATGGCACTACCAACATTTACACCAGGCACACAAATTAGGGCGCAGGAAATGAACGACGCTTTCTCTACGCTGTTTAATATGATGTATCCAGTAGGCTCTATCTACATGTCGGCATCGCTGTCTACTGCGGCGGCGGTTAATAGCACGCTGCCAGGCACATGGCAAGTTTGGGGTTCTGGCCGTGTTCCAGTAGGCGTAGACACAAGCCAGACGGAGTTCAACTCTGTTGGAAAGACTGGCGGCGAGAAAACGCATAAGCTCACGGTAGCAGAAATGCCATCGCACAATCACTCCACAAGCGGAAACTTGGGCTATGACAGCTCGATTGGTTGTTCCAGGACTAAAGTGAACACATCTAGTGGCTCGCAATACGCATTCGTTGGCGACGGAACAAGCTCCGCAGGTTCAAGTGGTTTGGCGTTCAACCCTGCAACTAATAACAATGGTAGCGGCAATTCGCATAATAATCTCCAGCCGTACATTACTTGCTACATGTATAAACGAGTATCATAACCTATGGCAACTAGCGCAGAACTTTGGTCTAACTACATGGAGCTTCAGAGGCAAGCAAATGTCTCTCCAGATAGCTTCTACAACCAATCTTTTGTCGACCGCATGAATGATGCGCAGAAGAACATCGACTTGATGGTCGAAGAGAAGAACCAAGCCGACAGCAAACGCATGCAAGCTCAAGATGCGTATGATACTTTTGACGGCCAAATGCGCAACTACTCCAGCATGCAAGACGAGGCAGAAAACAAGTACGGCGTTACGACCGCCATGGAGAACTACGAGAAATCCAAGTACGCCGTAGCTGCCATGGAGCAGACATTGTCTTCGCTACCGTCCACGATTAACCGCACATCGAATGTCGTTATGTCTCAACAGAGGAGAGAGCTTGCATACAATACACAGGCTAACAAGTGGGAACAGAGCATGCGCACCAAGCAAGCGATTACCGATGTTAATAAAGAGGTATGGGACAACGCCCGCAAGATGTCTAACGAGTTTGCGCAACAGCTCTATGGCGAGCAAGAATCCACGAGAGAGGCACTCTCATTGCAATGGTCGAACGCAACGAGCGAATATCAGAAATCTATCGACAGATGGCAAGATGCAAGGTTGTTGCTTTCAGAACTCAAGAGCGATTACCGCTCATGGCAATGGCAGCAAGCTAACATGGCTAGTGCATACGCTCGTGCTAAGGCTCAAGACGCATTTAACCAGTACATGTTCCAATACAACAAGGAGATGCAGAGCAGACTCGAAACCTATACCATGCAACAGGCGGCTTCAGATTATCGCATAGCGCAAATCCAGGAGCAAGCAGCGCAGAGAAGAGCCGACAGCTACCTAAACTACCAGGAAAAGCAGAACCAAGCCAATGTCGCAAAATCTATGAGCGACAATCTAGGAATACTCGGCCGTTACGCCTATTTATATGGCAAATAGTGCTTTGCTTGTGCTTGATTTCGTATGCTATAATGTGCTTAACGAGCCATAGTAGGCCAACAGAGCCATGGCATAGAAAGGAAAGCAATGGCAGGCGCAGGACAAACAACACACTCATTTACTGGCGACGAAGCCAACTACTCGCATGATTTCCAGAATCAGATTGCGGGTCAGAACGAAAAGGTTAGTGGCCAATACTCGCAATATGCGACAGATAAAGCTTCCGCTGCACAGCGTGAGGCGGCCTATGACGAGGCTTTTAAGAACCAGACGGCATACAACGACCTAATGGCCCAAGCAGAGGGCAAATATGGCGTAGAAGATGCCAAGAATACATACCAGAAATCTCTACAAGCTATCGCAGCGACTAACCAGGCAATGAATGCCTTGCCGTCTACGATTAACTCGAACTCCAATGTGGTGCTTAGCCAGGCACAGCGTAATGCTGCCCTAGGCAACCAAATGAACAAGTACCAGAACACGCTTAGCTCTTGGCAACAGGCAAACGCAGTCGACCAGTCTGCGTTAAATACTGCTTTGCAGCAAGCCAGCCAGCTCGCACAAGGCAATTATGCCCAGCAACAGCAGAACATTGCTAACAGCATGAATATGTACCAGACTGCATTGCAGAACGCCGCCCAGACCTACAACCAGGCTCTCCAAGAGCAGAACGTCTTGCGCAATATCTACGCACAGATGTACGAGGACGAATACCAGCACCAGCAACAGGAATACAACTACTGGTATGCAGGTCTGCAAGACAAGTGGAAACAGCAAGAACTCGAAGCGCAGAAATATGCCGCCGACGCAAGCATGCGTGTGCAGCAATACCTACGCAACCTACAAGAGCAGGACAAAGCCAACGACAACTCATTCGAGAACTACCTCATGTCAGAAGCCGCATACGGTGGCAGCTGGGCAGAGGGAACAGACAAAGACCGCTACCTCAACGATATGCTTGTCCGCTGGACTACTGGCGACGCTAACGAGCGTGGCAAGATTATGTCTGGCTCGACCTACAACGATTACCTTAATCTGCTAAAGGGGAAGAGATAATGTTTGGCGAGAGAAGAGTGATGGACTCTGGCTGGGCTGATAGAGCGCAGCAGGATATTAAAGACCGCAACGCTTGGGCATATAATAAGATGCTCAACGCAGCCAAAGACAGCTATGCCAACCAGAGCGCATCAAATGACGCATACTGGGACAACGAAAAGAACCCTATTTTGCGAGCTATCGGTAAAGCCGACACCAAGCTCATGAACTTGCTAAGCGGGCAAGGCTCTGAAAAGTCATTCCTAAAACAGCAAGGTTTTACTCCAGAAATCCAAGAAGCTGGTGCGGCTGGCAACATCAGCGCATCGGATTTGGGCGACTACCTTGGTAGCGTCTCAAGAGCCAACACCCAAGCTATGAATACTGGAACGGGAGCAGTAGCAGGACTAAACAATATCCCAGTAGTTGGCGGAATCCTTAACTACCTAACCGCACCAGTCGCACAGTTGGCTGGCGCAGGTCGTGATTTGCAGACTGGCGTACAAGGCGACTGGAACAGATGGAATCAGCGAGACCATGTTTCTGATGCCGCAGCACTCGGAAAGGTTGGCCTTGAAGCTTTAACTGCTGGCATGGGAACTCCGGCCACTCTTGGCTCAAAGGTAGGCTTTGGCATGGCTACTGGCGCAGCAGACAACGCACTAGACACTATCCGTGAGCAAGGCTCGCAAATGAACGCAGGAGATGTACTAAAAAGCGCAGGAATCGGCGCAGCTTTTGGTGGCGCATTCCCGATAGTCGGAAACGCTCTAAGCAATGTCGCTACTCGTGGCGCAGAGAACGCCGTAAACAAAGCTCTAGCAAGCTCTGGCTTCGGTGCTGGCGTAGACCCAAGCCAATTTACTAAGGCGGCTATCAACTCTCTTGGCGAGGGACAATACCGTGAACTATTGAACGCAGCGCAGCAAGGCATGGGCAATAAGCTCGCTAATTTCGCTACTGGCTCGAAGCTCGCTGGCGCAAATGCCTTGAGCAATATCAGAAACATGCCTCTTTCGAGGAAAGCTCTGCTCGCTGGCGGAATCGGTGGCGGTGCAATCGGCCTAAGCAATTTGCTCGGCAACCGCAACCAGCAACAGCTCTCTGACGAAGATTTAGCAGCGTTGTATAACTATTATGGAGCAGGAGAATAAACCATGAGTATTTTATCTGGAATCCTTGGCAACTACGGCGACGATATGTTCCGTGCCGCAAGCAATGTAGCCGCTAACAAGGCGGACGACGCATTGCTAAAAGCCGCAAAGAACAAAGTCGACGATATTGCGCTCAAAGGCGCAAAGAAAGCCACGAAATCCTCGGCAACGCAGAAGCTTGCCCGTAATGATTTTGAGGACTTTATTACTGGATTCGGAACGGTAGGCAAAGAGACTCGCAAGCAGATGCTTGAGGACTACGCTGGCGGTGGAAAGATTTGGACGAAGCTCAAAAATATGAATATCGACCCAGCGAACTTGCAAGACGCATCGAGGAACGCCGTGGAAGCTTTTGGCGGAGTCCAGAGGAATCTCTACAACTACGCAGACAACGCAGGAATCGGTATCACGGTTGGCGACCTTATGCAATCTGGCAAAGGCAAGCTATTCACTACGGCGCAGAAGAACCGCTTGGCAGAGGTAGGCCTCGATTTGGACGACTTGGCCAAAGGCGGAGTTTTGACCGCAACCGAAGCCGACGACCTGTACAAGACTATCCGTGATTTAGGCGTGAAATACCGCAAATCTACTGACGCAACGCAGACAATCCTAGGCAAGCAGCTTGGCTCGCTTGCAGACTCGCTCAAAAATCGCATCGACGAGACGGTTAGCCCAATCTCTAAATCTTTTGGCTTGAAATCTCAACTTGTGGACGCATTAAACCAAGTTGGAGATGTTAAGAGGGCTAGAGAAATCGCTGGAATGGCAGACGATAAAATCACGGCCTCGATGGTGCGCAAAGAGATGCAACCTTACATGGTGGCGCAAGACTTGGTTGGCTTGAAATTGCCTACCCAGAAGAATATAAATGTCATGGGTATCGACACGGGCATTAAGAACCCACTCCCAGAACTAGGTAAGAAAGTCGGCAACATTCCGCTCAAAGTACAGGCGGCTATGGAGAATGGCCTAGGCGACAACGCAAAGGTCGCTTTAGCTGGCGGTGCTGGCTTGCTTGGTGGCTTGCTAGGAGCATCTGCTCTAGGCGGCGGTAACAATACTATGCCAACTACTGGCGGCTCTACGCTCGGAAGCTTGATGGGTGGCGATTCTTACGGCGGCATGAGTGGCATGGGCGGTCTTGGTGGCGACACAATGGCGCAAAGCACCTATATGTCTCAAGCAGAGCCAACCATTGGCGGCTACTCTTACGACGACCTCGAAAACGCCTATGTTTCGGCTATTATGGCTGGCGATAGTGGCGCAGCAAGCGTAATCGCAGACATGATTGGTATGCTCGACAACAAAACAAAGCGCACAGAAAGCTCTAGCAGCAAGTCTAGCGGCGACGAAAAAGCCAAGGCTGGTCTTAACACGCTCAAAGAACTTTACAGCCTCTACCAGTCGTTTGGTGGCGCACAGGGCATGGTTAAAGGTAATATTACTAGCGCACTTAACACGGTTTCTGGCGGTGCATATAACCCAGCTGCGGCAACATTCGATGCCGTTGCACAAGGCTCTATCGGTCGTATCGTGAAAGCCATGGGCGATAGCGGCGCACTATCTGATAGCGACAAGCAGAACGCACTCAAAATGATTCCAAAGGTATCTGACTCCCCAGCATTGGCGGAGCAAAAGTTCCAATCCCTATACGAACTATTACTAGAAGCAGCACAAGGAGAATAATATGGCTGGAATCCTAGGCAAATTACTTAAAGAAGCAGAACCTACCGAAGAGGAGACCTACCAGGGAGCACCGCAAGAAACGGTAGACGCTGTTCAAGATGTTATTAGCAAGAATCCAGCCATGGCGGGCATTATTAAGGCTGTCGTAAAAGCAATCGCCGACGAAATGGCGGATAGAGAGGACTAAAATGAGCATTCTCAATAAGCTATTAAGCAACTACGGGGACGACTTGGCGGAAGCAGCTGGAAAGACCGCAAGTAACTACGCTGACGATGTTGTGAGGGCGGCATCGAATAAAACTGACGATGCGATAAGGGCGGCGGCGATTAAGAAAGTAAGGGCAGAAAGAAGAAAAATAGGCCCAGAAAAAGCACTATATGACGGAACGCTCGACGAGGCACAAATCGCTCGCTGGAGTGAATTATATAGACAAGAGGAAGCACTAAAGAATGGCTACGACAGCTACGACGATTATTTTAACACCTTACGTTCGAGCGACTATATAGACGAAGAAACGCTAGCCAACGTGCTAAAAGGCATGACCGAGCCACAAGCGCCAAAATACGTAGAGGCGGGGTCGCACACCCCAGTATTTGACCCAGAGATGGCTAGCCTTGCTAGCTCCATGAATAAGACTATAAGTGGTGGAGACCTTACTCCAGACGATTTTTACGAGCACATGAACTGGTATGGCGGCGGAGACACACGGCCGTATTTTGAATCAGAACAAGCGTTGCACAAAATACGTGGCAATCCGAACGCAAAAATTAAAGTTTATAGAGCAACAGTGGGCGACAAACTTAATCCTAGCGACTGGGTAACATTAAGTCCTACTTACGCAAAAATGCACCTAGATAACGCATTGAGAAATCAACCAGACGCAAAAATCATAAACGAAACAGTCCGTGCACGAGATTTGCGATGGCCAGGAGACGATATAAATGAGTTTGGTTACTATCCGATAACCAACGGCGATATAGCGAGGAGCAAAGCGCCAAATGGCAGTAACGGCAGTATTCTAAACGGTCTATTGGGATAAAAACACGCATAAACCCTATTGCAATTAGCTTATGGGAGTGTTACTATAATATTAACCATAAGCAAATAACGCAAGAAAGGAAATATTATGGCGAACACTATCAAAACAGAAAAAGCAACCAAGGAATACTCCAAGAAGATGGAAGAACTCGACGCAATCGAGGAATGCCCACAGCTTACAGAGTATATCTTTAAGAACAAGATTAAAGATGTCAAAAAGACTGGCGTAATCCTTGTTATGATGGCAGCTATTGCAGCATTCTTCGCTGGATTGTTTATCGGCATCAACATCACTAGCACAGCCGTTCCAAACAACACCATCGAGGTAAAGGTGGAGCAACCACAGCCTACTGTCCAAGAAGAGGCCGAACAGGAGTAGAAAAGGTGGGGAGAAATCCCCACTTTTTTGTTGCAATTTTAATGATTATGCTATAATCAAGGTATAGGCACACCCGCAGCGGGTGGGCTTTTTAGTATCAAAATTAAGAAAGGAATCAACACTATGGCACAATTTAGTCAGCGTGTTACGGACATTACCTACAACGAGATTCTTCCTACGATTGTAGATTTTGTCAACAACTCGAACATTCTTACCGCCCGTGTGATGTCCAATGTTAAGAACTGGCGTGGTACTTACATCAGCCAGCCAATCCGCATTGGCAACTCTACTACTGGTGGCTCATTCGATGGTCTCGATACTTTCAGCACCGAAACCACGAACAACACTCGCAGCCTCAAGTGGTATGTTAAGGCTTACGAACAGAGCGTCGTAGTCCCTGGCATCGAAAAGGCTGTCAACGGTACTGGCGACAAAGCTGTTATTAAGCTTGTTACCGACCGCCTCGACGAAGCTAAAATCTCTCTTACCCAGGCTATTGGCGATTTGCTTTATGGCAACGGTGTAGGCAAAGATTTCGACGGTCTCGGCATCATTGTCGACGATGGTACTGTTTCGGCTACCTACGGTGGCTTGAGCCGTTCCGACATTCCTGGCAACAAAGCTGATGTTACTGCTGCTGGTTCTGGCAACATCACTCTCGCTCTCGTTGCTGCTGAAATGACCGCAGTTTCCGCTGCTGGTGCTGGCAAAGAAGCTCCAACGATTGCCCTTACGACTCCAGAGGTCTGGGATTTCTTCGAGAGCCTCTTAACTGCTACTGTCCAGGCTAAGTACGACACTATCAACGCTCGTGGCTACAACCGTGTTTCTGGCAAGACCCCAATGGGTACTAGCGTTCCAGAAAGCGAACTCCATGGTCTCGCTGGCTTCAACGCCTTGAGCTTCCGTGGTCGCCCAATCGTTGCAGACGACAAGTGTCCAAGTGGCTTGTTCTTCTGGCTCAACGAAAACTACCTCGATTTCTACCGCTTGACCTCTGACGATTTGCGCCAGGTCTCAAGCACCCCAGAAAAGACCGAGGGTGTCGACGAAGAAATCAAGCAGCCAAGCTTCTTGCAGCTCAAAGATTTCATGTCGCCAATTAACCAGTTTGGCGAAATCGGTGCGCTTATCGTTATGGGCAACTTTATCTGCCGTGCGCCACGCCGCCAGGGTAAGCTTACTGGTATTACTGGAGCTTCTTACTCCGCTTAATAACAATGTAGAGGGGGAAACCCCTCTACTCTAAAGAAAGGAACAATATGGCAAACCAAATTGACACTTATGGTCGCTTGGTCGACGGTAGCGTCTATGATGTAGACGACGCTCCACGCTACCCACTCGGTCGCACTATTACGACTGACGATGGCAAAACCTTTGTCTATGCAAAGGCTGTCGCTGCTTTGGCTGCTGGTACGGCTTACAAGCTTGCGCCAATCACGATTACTACGGCTACTGCAAGTGCTGGTAAGGTTACTATTTCTGCAACCACGCCAACCATTAACACCTATGTTACCCCAGTAGACGTCGCTGGTGCTTTGATTAAGGTTACTGACTCCGACTCTGCTGTCAAAGGCGTGTTCGGCATCAAGAACGCTGCACAGTCTAGCACCAACATCGTCGCTGACTGCGACAAGGTTGTTGCAACCGATACGATTGCTGGTATCAACTCTCGCACCCCAGCTGTTTGTGGTGGCGCTGTCGAGGCTGGCAAGTCCCAGGGTACTCCACTTACGGCTATCGCAAGCGGCAAGTACGGCTGGATTCTCGTCCAGGACGCAATCGCTGCATCTGCTTAATTGTAGAAAGCGCAGAATCCCCCTACATGGGGGATTTTTTGTGCGCTATAATAAAGGTATGGATAAACGCAAGAAAGTAGTCCTCACATATTATTGGACTGGAGAACACGATGTATGGCATAAAGGGAAAGGCGTATATCACGCAGACCCAAGGGAGTTTGACACGCTCCGAGAAAGCGTAGACGGTAGAGGCTACGACTTTGTAACGCTCGCAAATGAGCTAAAGCCAGATAGAGAGAACTGGATTGTAGAGAAGCCAGAGCAAAAGCCTAAAGGCATGACCGTTTATGTGCATAAGTTTATTGCATGCTACGAGTGGCTCAAGAACCACCCAGAATATGACGAGATTTGGATTGTAGACAGCGCAGACACAGAGATGCTGAAGCTACCATGCCCAGACGAACAACATATTTATTCTGGCTATGACGCATATTTTGCGTTGTTCAAACAATTTGCTCCAGTAAAGTATTTAGTAGGCGGATTCTGCGAGCATATTTGGTATCCAGGCATCTTCGAGATGGGGCACAAGTACGACTACGAAGCGCACAAGTACCTACGAGATGTATGCGAGGACGAGATAGCCTGGAATTGTGGCATATTTGGCGGCAAGCGCAAGCTTGTGATGGAGTTCCTAAAGATTCTAACCGATATGTTGCGCAATACCGAATCAGACACGGAAATGCCGATATTTAATTATGTGATATTCCGAGACTATTGGGGTAGATGTATCCGTTGCACCACTCGCATGACAATGGGCGAGAAAGACTACAACTGGTGGTGGCGACACAAATAAAAGAACCGCCTTGCGGCGGTCTTTTTTTATTCCTTTGTTTCCTCTTTGGCTTTCTTTAGGGCTTCTTCTTGCTCTTGCTTGGTTAGCACTACTACCGTGCCGTCCTTGTTGTCGTCCGATGGGTCATACGAGCAGAACAATGTAGGGTCGTTCTCGATAAGATGCTTCTCTATGAGCCTACCTCGGATATACTCCGATGCAAGACCGAACAATATTTTTGCCTCGACAGCACGAAGCACGGCGAAACTGCGCTTGGCGGTGCGTGCTTTGCAAGATGCCTCTGATTTAGCTGTGGCAAAGTCGAGACCAGCGAAGCTTGAATATACGAGCTTTAGGAACGCAATGTCGTTTGGCTCTAGCTTAAACTTTTTACCGATTTCTTTAGCTTTCATTGTTAATCCTCACTTTAATTTCAATTTCCGTAGCACCTCGCTTCTTCACATATAGCTTGGCACTCTCGGCCTTGTTCATTGTCTCGTACTCTTTGCGGTATTGTTTGCCCTTTACCTTGAAATATAGTACGAATGTCATTCTATAAACCCGTATTCCCTTGATTCTTGCGGATAGTGCTTAATAAACTCTGGGTTGGGCTTGCCGTCCGCCGTGTATGGCTGTATTAGCTCACGGTCGAACTTTTGTGCCTCTTGCGACATCTCAAATATGCGAGATTGTTTGGCGATTGGCGCAGAGCGGCCTTTGAGCTTCTTCTGCGCCTCTGATTCGTCCTTATACCATTTGCCGTCAACTAGTATACCCATAATCTTCGCCCTCGGCAATCTTCTTTGCGTTCTCGTTGCGAATCTGGTCTGGGGTCTTTGGAACTACGATATGCTTGGTGCTTGTCGTAACGGTCTTTTTGCGAGCGAATGGGTCGGAGACTTTAGCTGGTGGGTTAGCTTTCGATTCTAGCTCTCTAAATTGGCGTTTAACGGCTTCTTTTAGGTCGTCCTGTCTTTCTATGCCCTCAATCACTAAACGCTCAATACGAGCCAAATAGAGCCATGTAGCGGCAAATCCGCTAATGAGTGCGATGGCGAATCCAAATACTAAAAGTTCCATGTCCTGTCCTCGAATGTTAATGCAAGCGTGGTAGTAATGAGCTTAGCGACTACGCTATGGCTGTTAATAACCGCCTCACGGATTACGATTGCTGGGTCGATAATATTAGAGCGAATCATGTTAATTTTGCGGCCAGTCTTGATGTCGTAGCCCATGCCAGCCGAGAACTTTGTATCGGTCTTAATCTGCGAGTTGCTCAACAAATCATAGAATGGGTCTGCAAGATAATCCAATCCGAGAACCTCTGAAATGTCTCGCAAGCATACGCCGCCGCCAGATACAACGCCGCCAGCGAGTGCTGATTTAGCTGCGCAGATTGCGTCGTCGATACGGAGCTTGGTTTCTTTCTTCTCTACCTCTGATGCGCCACCAACATAGATGTTAGCGACCTTAGCAGTTAGGCGTGCGATGCGAGCCTCAAGCATAAGACGCTTGTCTGGCTCTGCAGCCTCAAGCTGATTCTCAAGTTCTTGAACAACTTTTTTAAGCTCCTCGGAATCTTCGCCTTGGCCACCAACGATAGTAGTCTCACGAGCCGTAACTGTAACGGATTTGGCGCAGCCAGCGTCCTCAAGCGTCCAGTCGATAGTCTCGCCAGAGAATACCTTGCCGTTGGTGTATAGCGCAATATCCTCAAGCACATTCTCGAACTGGTTGGACTTTGGAGCGACCACCATTGCGTCTAGCACGCCTTTAGGAAACTTAGAGAGAAATGTTAGAGCGTCGTTCATGATGTTGCCGACAAATAGCACCTTGTTGTATCCAGATGCGTGAATCTTCTCGATAATAGGGACTACCTCGTCTTGGCGAGTGATTACATGGCGCAAGATTACGATAGGACAGTCCTCGATTACGCTGCGCTTGTCGGTCGTGTCGTTAAAAAATACCGTAGCGGTTGCGCCCTGGTCGATGTACATGCCCTTTACGACATTGGTACTGATAAAGCTCGTGCCAGAGTATAGGACATTTACGCCACCATACTTGCCGACCTCTTTAACAACATCGTAAATCATTTCGCCTAGGGCTTCCTCGCCAGCAGACACGATACAGACACCACGGAGCGATTTGTCCGAGAGGTCTTTCTTCGTGCGCTTACTAATCTCTGAAAGAATCTTTGGCACATTAGATTTGATAATCTCTGATACCTGGCGTTCAGACATGCCAGCCTCAATCTTGCGCTTTGCCCATGTGTATAGGTGGCAAGATAGGATTGCGGATAGCGTCGTGCCATCTCCAGCGGTTTTGTTGGTGCGCTGTGAGGCTTGTTTAATGGTCGCTACCGTCATGTCCTCGATAGGGTCGGAGCGTTCCAAAACATCTATGTTGGTTACGCCGTCGTGAGAGACCGTAGGAGCGTCCGCACGGTTCTCAATGAACACATTACCAGAAGATACGCCGTAGGCTGCTTTAGCGACTGCGTAAATGCTGTCTACGCCGTTCTGAATGCCGTCCTTGAGTTCTTCTCCAGTAACGATGCAGCGGTTGTAAGTTGGTTTACTCATGCTTTCCTTTCGTTAGATAAGCGGCTATGTCGGTTAGCCTAATGATTTCGACATTGCGTTTCTTGCCGTCCCAGACGATTTGCGTCTCGATGGCATTTGAATCGTCGTAAGCCACGACTGTCTCCCCTGGGACATACTCTGGCTTTCTGGATTCGGTAATGAGACCAGGATACTCGCCCATGAGTAGAATGGTGGCTAGAGAGTGGCGGTCGTATTTCTTCTCGGCTCGCACGATTCCTGCATCTGGCCTAAACGGTTCTACTAGGACAAAGCCTGGCATGAGCTTAACTTGGTATTCCTCGCCCATGATTCTCCTTTCTTGACTTTAGTTTGTACTATCTCGATTGTAGCATAACCAATTTCGACATGCAACAAACAAAAATCGACCTTTACGGTCGTCTAGGGGACAGCACCACCAAAAGAAACGCAAGAAAGGAGTTTAATTGGGTGGTGCTACTCACATGATACCACAAAATTAGTCGAAAATAGCCATTGACAGCCAGAAAAAAGAGAGTATCCTTAATCTAATCTTCTTTATACTAATACTTATAGTAGTAGTAGATGTATGTGGAAAACTCGGACGCTCTAATCTATTGCTTATCTGTAAAAAGGCTGTGAATAAATGCCTTAAAACTGTGGAAAAACCTGTGCAAAACCCATGTGGAAAACTAAAACTTGCAAAATTAAGCATAAGTGCCTTATTATGAGGGTATGGAAGAATGGACACCAATAATAGTCGCTCTAATTACGATTGTGCCTACAACCGTAACTGTTATTGGAAACCTCTGGCAAAATAGTAAACGCAAGAAAGACACGGCGGAGCAGATTCGCATAGCAGAGAAGAACGCTGCTAAGGCGAGCATCGAGAACGCCATTACAAGGGATATTCTACGCACGGAAATCCTGTGCAAGATGCCTATTGCTTACGACGACATCATGGCCGAGTACGAGGTCTACCACGCTAATGGTGGCAACGGAAAGGTTACTCGAGAGGTGGAAGAATACAAAGAGTGGTACAACAAGTTTGAAGAATCTAAATGCTGTTCTCCAATTAAATGTTGTAAATAAAACAACATTTTTTTGTTGACTTTTGCTTATGGATAGACTAGAATAAGAGTATAAGCAAGTAAGCCAAGAAAGGAAATAGGAGACATGAAAAAAATTACAGTAGAGTACGCAAACGATTTGGAGAAGAAACTCTTTAACATGGGACACAAGTTTGGTAACGCAGAGTACCGCCCAGCAGCAAAGAAAATCAGCGTACGCATCATTAAGAACTTTAAGAGCCTAGAAGATTGCAAGACCAACGACGAGGTTAGCGAACTTTGGACTGGTCTAAGCGCAAGCGCATACCAGAATCGCTACGGTATCGCATTTAACGAATAATCACTTATCAAATAACTTAATGGAGAACTCACAAATGACTATTGAAGAACTTATCGCAGAAAAACTCGACGGCATGACATTCGATACCGAAGAGGATATGCTTAACTATGTCGCTACGCTATGCGACGACATGGTTGCAAGCATTGGCACATTCCAGCGCAGATTCGAGAACGACCCACGCAGCAACGCAAAAGACTGCGACATCGAGGTCGAGGAATACCTCGAAGAAGAACGCAGAGAAGAGGAAGAGGCGGCAAATGAAGAATGGTAATTTAGAAGAGGATTTGGCCAACGCCGTGCAGGATTTGTACGGCGAGCCTACAATCTACGAAAGTGAGGAAGAATGATTACTGAAGCAGAGTTTATACACAAATGCGAGTTCACTTGTCCTAAGTGTAAGGCCGTGATTAGGCCAAGCGAAATGGTCAACACATACGAAGAGCTATTGCGTAAAACCGAGCAAGGGAGAGCGGACGAAATAATTGCTGATTGCATGGAAGATATGCAGAAGCACCACTTTAAGCTCCACTCGATTGAGGACATGATAAAGCAAGAGGGAATCGGCGACGACGAAATAAAGAAGCTAGAGAAAGACATTATCACGGCAATATCTATCGTAAGGCTTGAAGAAAGATTCGGCAACGCAAAGATTGAGTTCGGCAAACATTAACAACTTGGTGCGTCCATAAGGGGATTGTGAAAGACCAAACAACAACGCATGGGTTTTTATTATTTTTTTGACATGCGTGGCTAAATGACATAAGAGCGCATGAACCTCACGGAGAAAGCTGCTGGCGTATCTCCTATTGCGCCGAGCAGAGGTTAAATGAGCGAAAGTGGTGGCAACACTCCAAATAAGTCCACAGAGCTAAAGCCAAATAAAGATTAGCCCAACAAAATGGGCTATTTTTATTGACATTTGCTTATGGGTATAGTAAGATTAGAGTATAACCATTTTACGCAAGAAAGGAGCAAATGGTAGAAGAATTAAAAGCAGAAAGAGCCAAATACCACGACAGACCAGAATGGTCGTACAGTCAAATGAAAGTGATATTGGATTCTGGGATAGATTATGCGGTGGCAGCGAAGAGAAAGTTATTGCCCGCACCAGAGTCCAAAGCCATCGACATTGGCACATTGGTACACCAAGCTGTTCTCGGTGGGGACGAGCAATTTGTGATTTCGCCTTACGACAACTTTAGAACTAAAGCTGCGCAGGAATGGCGAGACCAGCAGTTAGAGATGCAGCGAATCGTAATCAAGAAAGAGGATTCAGACATTATTAACCAGATTGCGGCGAACATTAAGAACCACCCGTTGTATAACAAATACTTGGGTAAAGGGAAGAAAGCATTTCACGAGCTAGAACTCACGGCTAAGGCCGATGGCGTTGCGCTACGAGGCAAAGCAGACTATCTGCGCATATTGCCGAGCGGCGGTCTAATCATTACCGACATTAAGACCACGGCAAAGTTTGACGAGTTCTTTAGAAAGGCGCAATGGTCTCATTACGACCTACAAGCCGCCGTATATTCGCTAATTGGTACGCAAGCCACCAAATCGAAGCAAGAGCTTACAAATTACTATTTCTGCGTGGCAGAGACGGTAGCACCTTTCAGAGTACAGTTTATGCACGCAAGCCTAGAGTTTGTAGAGGCTGGAGAGCGCAAGTTGCGCAAGTGCCTGGACGAGATTAAAGAGTTTGGCGACAGAGAGCCTAACTTTCTATTAGAAACAGTAAGAGAACTAGGAGATTATAGCCTATGAGCAACAACAATCAAGTACAACTATATGTGCGCAATGAGGGCGTGCAGAAGCGCATTTCAGAGCTTCTGGACAAGCGTGCGCCACAATTTACCAC